CATAAAATCTCCCCATTCCTCATCATCCAGGAAGAAGTCCAGGATCTCGGCAGCCATAGCTGAAGAACCCAATTGAACTAATTTACCTGTCTTTTCGGTGTCAACGGTATCCCCTTTCATATCGGTGAATACGATTGGAAGGATAAGGTTTTTCTTTCTGGGTACCAGGGTCTTGGCAAGGATCTTATCTTCCTTGTTCTTGGATGCCTTCAGCTCTTCATATTTTTCCATAAGGGCACAGGGCATACCAAAAGTTGAGGGAGAAAATACCCCCTTCTGATCCCCACCCAAATAGAATTGAGTAGCCTCAAAGATGAAATCTTTTTCATCTCCGGTATTTACTATCCTTACTCTGAGCTTATCACCATCCTTCAGGAATATGATATTGCCCTTATTGCCCCGACTTGCAAGCTCCTTGCGTTTATCGGCTAGCCTTTCCTTGAAAGACTTCTTTGGTTTTTCTGACATGATCGATTGGTTTAAAGGTTAACGTTCTTTTCTTAAATTGGCACTGATTGTTTGTATAAGGTCTTTGCGTTGTTCAAAGGCATCTACACATACCTTAATAAGATTTGTCTTCTCCTGGATATCGGCTGCTAAAGTGCAGGCCAACTTATATTCGGAAGTAGTAGCAGCCTTAGCTTTGGCAAGGTCATCATTAATGGGTTTACCTGTTTCTTCATTGATCTCTTTCTTAAATCGTATATACCCCTCGTTGTATATCTTAACTACTTCGAGTTCCTTATCCTTTGCAGCTCTGAGTAGTTTTTTATGAAGCATACCCAGAAAAGCATAGGAACTGGCCTGATCTAATAACTCCGTATTAACCCTTGCTTCAGATATAGCCAGCTCCTCATACAAATTAAATCTAAACACCTCATCTCCAAGTTGGACATGGATATCCATCAATTTGGATCGGCTTGCATATTTATTAATCCTTCCCATAGTAGGTGTTTATATTTAATAGTCCATCAAGAAACCCTAATCTAGGGATATGGTATTTGTTAAGAATTTAATAGCCTCCCCCATACGTTGTTCCCAATCCCAAATTCCTACTTTGTGATAATAGAATTTACAGTTAGCGGCATTGGGATTAAAATAGGTTTCAATGGTATTTTCAAAGTTAGCTGTTACCATCTGTTGATAAAAATAATTATCAACCCGGGACCCATTAGTTTCCACATTGGCATTAAGAGTAGGAATAAAGATAAGGTGGGTAATGGGGGTCATAGCATTCTGGGCTATGTTAATAAAAGTAGAACAATCCCCCTCTTTAACCAGAGCTGATACCTGTAAAAGAAAGTAAGTAATATTATCCACGGGTGATCTGTCTATAATAAAACCTTTGTTTTCCTTTATCCATTTAGCCCTGGTTGATAGTAGCTCATACTGAAAATCATATCCGAACATGGGATTAATGTTTGATAATCTGATAACATCCCGGTGCCCAGACTTAGACCAACCGTAGGAATTTACCAAGTATTCCTGTTGTTCAGGGGTTAATAATAACCCTGCAGAATTTTCCTTAAATTCTATTTTTAAGGCCCTTGCAAGGGCTTTAGCTAAAGTGGTTTTACCACTTCCGCTGGCGCCGCATAAAGCAATGCGGACATCCTTAATATTTACTTTGTTCATAAGATGGGATTTAGGAGTGTATAATCTATTTTAGAACTGTAGTCACTTAAGCCATTCCATTTAATACCCAACTCGCAGCTTGCCTTCATGGGTACTTGTTTCATTTTAAATCCAAAGTATTCCTGAGTTTGGGGATCCCTCATAATAGGAATGGCAATACTAACAAACTCATGTATCTTATCTGTCCTTACCAAGTACCCCTCACTATCATGTACCGTATAAAGCATGGGTCTTTCTAAGGGTATCTTACCCTGCATCCTATACTCCTCAATAATAATGGTTGAGAATAAAGTGAAGAGGGATGAAGCACCTTGTATGGGGGCATTAACTGCCTGGCGTTCTGCCTCCATCATCACCCCGTTATTGGGGGAATAGATATTGGGTAGCCTACGTTTCATACCCCACATATTAGTTACGTACCCATTTTTATGGGCTAACTTATGTTGGTTATTAATCCACTTCTCAATTCTGGGGAAGGTCTTTAACCAATCTAGTCTGAATTGAGTAGCCTCCTCCTTAGAACATTTCATTGTCTCCGCTAACTTAGCGGGGCTCTGTTCATATAAAATTCCGAAGTTAATTGTCTTTGCCCTTTTCTTTCTCTTGGTCCAGTACTCATACTGGGGGTGGGATTCGTCTTTGGTAATGGGGTAGATTTCCTCGTAAGTATAATGCTTACCGGTATTAACATTCTCAGCATCAACCGCAACAGCAACGTGGATATTGTATCCCTTTTGAAAGTACTCGATCATCTTCTTTTCACCTGCCAACTCGGCAACAATCCTTAACTCAGCTTGGGAATAGTCAAGTTCCATTAATAGGTATCCTGGGGGTGCAACGAACATCCCCTTGATGTCCTTGTTAGTTGTGACTCTAGGAATATTCTGCATGTTGGGCTCAGTACTACTAATTCGGCCAGTAACTGTACCGTGGATTTTATAATTGCACCTAAGCATATCATCTGACGGTAGGATCTCAAGGATACCCTTGATATATGTACTATATAGTTTTTGCAACCCCCTGTGCTCAAGGAGTCCATCAAGGAATCCAGTTTCATCATACTCTTTTAATTTAAGTAATGTCTCCTCGGAAGTTGAGGGAGTTTTTAAAGCTTTTCTAGGAGCCCCCTTTTTTTGCTTAGTATACTCAAGGATGGGGAATTCAAAACCATACTCTGAATCATAGAAGAGGTTGATAAGTTGGGTAGGGCTATTAAGATTTAAAGGTTCAAATAATTTCCTTTCCTTATTAGGGAGTAAATCAAATTTACCTTCCGTTACTGCTTTAATCTTATTCTCTCTTAAGGCAACTCCTCGCCCATTTGCGGTACGTTCTAGTGCATCAATTTCATCTTGCAGTGCATCTATAAACTTTTCTTTTGCGTCCTCTCTAGAATACTTCTCATAGCGCCTTAATATCTTATGATTCCTTAACTTACCATCCTCATCTTGAATAAGGTTACGGTATTTTTCTTCTGTATCTATAAGGTATTTCCTATCAGTGGGCATACCATAGTATTCACACTTACCCAATACCGAAGTTAAAGGAGTGAATAAATTCCGAAAGAGTTGGTAGAACCCCAACTTAATAAGCTTTGGCTCGAAGTGTAGGAATAACCTAAATGTCAGATCACTATCTAGGCCACAGTACTCGGCAACCCTTTCAAGTGGGGTACTAACCAGCTTTGTATTATCAACCATCCCCTTATAATTTGCAAATTCGGGGATCCACCTATTAACCATATCTTCTAACCCATGGGGTCTTTCCTCATCCAATAAATGTTTGGCAAGCATAGTATCAAAACATCTACCAATCATTGTAATCCCATATCTTAGGAACCACTTAAATTCAAACTTGGTATTCTGAGATATTTTTACGATGTCCACATTCTCAAAGATTTCCTTTTTCAGAATGGGCAATACTTCCCATTCCCAAGTATGTTTAAAGGGGGATTCGGGATGACCCAGGGGAACTACCCAAGATGACCCAGGTTGAAAGGATATACCTACGCATAAAAGGTATTCGGATTCTTGATAGTAGCGAAGTGAGGTAGTTTCAAAGTCATGGGAGCAATGGCCTGTTTGTTTTACATATCTCACCAATTCCCATAAATCATCCAGGTCTTCAACCATCTTATATTTACTCCGCATCCCAGTTTATTTTTAGTGTAGGGCTATATTTATATAATAGTATTCCCGAAGACATTATTAAATTGCTTCCGCTATCATCCCGATAATTGGAATCATATACCACTTGGGATATACCAGATTGAACTATGAGTTCCGCACACTTAATACAAGGTGATGCCGTGACAAATAGGGTACTATCCATAGTTGCAATTCCGTACTTGGCACAGAAGGCAATTAGATTAGCTTCGGCATGTACGGCATGAGTACATGGTTTTGAAAGATCACAATGATTATCTGCACAGTGCTTAGCACCTTCGGGAGGACCATTATAACCCGAGGCTATAATCCTTTTATCCCTGAGCAAGATAGCCCCCACCTGCCCCCTCATGCAAGTTGCCCTCCTTGAATATAGGCGGGCAACTTCCATAGCTAAATCAATCCTTGATATCCGTTCCATAGTTATGGTAATTTGTCCAAGATTAATCTTACCTTTCGTTCTTGATGAAACTTTACTTCCGTTGCCGGTAATATAGTTTCCAATAACTCCATATATATCTTAAGTTGAGCAAACTCCTCAATCATATGTCCTTCGTATACGGGAGACTCGGCCTTACTGGGGTGATCGGGTACGTTTCGCCTAGCTAGAACCTTGGATATACTATGAGCTAATTCTGAGGCCTCTTCCATAACCTTGAAGTAGAGATAATCTTCCCCAAAGGAATTAACCAACTGGGTCATTAATTCTAAAGCATCTCTGTCACGCATTTTTTCAGGGTATTAAGGTCTTTGAAATAAACATGAAGTGATCCGATATTATGGTGTAGGTAACCAGATTCTACCCCCACCTTATCTGCTACGTAATCCTTAAGCATCCAGGCAAGAGCAATATCATTACCGAAATGGGTTACTGCATCGGCAGACCTTTGGTTGTAGATGATACTTAGTTTCCCCTCCCGCAATAGAAATTGGTAGTAGATGGAACATGGTATCCTTTTTCTTCCCCTGAACCCCTCGATATCCCTACGGTCCCAGACTGAAAGAATACATTGCCTTGAGTCGGGGTTCAGGATAAGCTCATCGATGATGGCATCTAGGCTAAAGAACTCATTAAACCTTTCACTGTAGGTGTAATCAAATTTTCCTTTAGTATTAAGGAATTGTTCCCAGGTTTCGGGGCGAAGTTTCCAGGCCTTCCCTGGATTATTAAATACCCCCTCAGTATCTACCCTTT